AAAATTGATGCGAATTACAGGGTCATGCTGAAACGGCAAGACCCGGCACAAATTATCGCGTTCAATCACTTTGTTAAGGGCAAGCGGTTGTCAAAGCCGGGTTGGTTGCTCCGCCTAATGTATCGATTGGGTTTGAAGAGAGCGGCTGATCAGGCATGGTTGCTGACGGCGCGGGCAGTGTTGCCCCCACCAGTTTGACAATGGCTTTTGCTGAAACCTCGTGTCATTTGTTGTGACAGGAAACCTCTCTTGGACGTTGGCCCTCACGCACGTATTGTATCCGTGGAACCACAGGATTGTGAGCATAAACACGTGATGCATCAATTAGTGCCGGCCCCCTTGGTGTTAGGTGTGAAACCTTGCTTTGGTTATTTTGGCTGTCAAGTTAATGAGATGGTCAGCCTGGTAGAGCGACATATACGGCCAACACTACCTGTGACTGACCAGACGCGCGCCATTTATGCGCGCGCGTTCCAGCGCATGTGGCAGCTTTACCCGCCGAAACAACTGGTTCCTTACACCGAGCAACAAGTTATCAATGAATCTCCCCAAAATCGGAAAGAAAGAATAAGACAAGCCTACCGGTATTTGAAGGAGTATGGTGAACCCCCCGACTTTGCACGAGTCAATTGCTTCATTAAGTATGAGAAAGGAGAGGATAGCGTGGATAAACCACCCGAAATGAAGCCACCGAGACTAATATCATATCGAAAACCCCCCTATTGTTACACCCTAGCGCGATACATGAAACCACTAGAGCGACGCATTTTTTACATGCGCCAAGGGCGTAATGTACCCAAGCGCGAGCGTGAGTTTGTAAAGGGGCTTGATAGTTGGCAAGTGGCAGAGAGTTTGCGTCACATGTCACGTCGGTTTCCGAACCCTGTTTGGGTATTGGCTGACCACGAAAAGTATGACGCATCACTCAATGATTGTTTACGATCACATTTTCGACAGTACGCTCAAGCCCACTATCCGAAGTCCTCAGATGTGCGACGCCTGCTGCGCTTGCAAAGGCGCAACAAGTGCCGCACAAAAGGGGGCATTCAGTTTGAAGTGCAAGGGACTATGCTCTCGGGGGAGTACATAACATCACTCGAAGACTCCTTTGATAACGGCGCGTTGATTAAAGAATGGCTACATAGTATCGACCATGAAATGCGTGTCAATGGTGACGACTCTGTTGTTTGTTTGGATGCAAGTGATTTACAACGATTGGACATGGATTTTTGGCGGAAAGCCGGATTCGTGACGAAAATCGAGATTGTGTATGATTTTTCAATGGTCGAATTTTGCCAGTGTAAACCCGTGCGAGTGGGTGGTCGCTGGCGTATGGTCCGTAAACCGGGGCGCGTTTTAGCGCGCACAGCATACACATGTAAGACTTTTCCAAACAACAGTGGTTATCTAAAATTGCTTGGCTCAATTGGGTTAGGCGAATTACATTGTAACACGGGTGTACCCATTCTCCAGTCGTGGGCTCAACTTCTAATCAGGTCGAGCCAAGGCCAGTTCTCTGAGGCCCTGTATGCCGAGTACATGGTGCGCCGACATGAGCGCACTGATGTGTCTCGACCAATTACAGTGCAAGCCCGGGTAGATTTTGACGTCGCTTTTGGGATTTCATCGACA